GTAATATCTTTAAAAGCACTTTCCATCCACGGAAGATTTTGAGTTGTTGAGCTATTTATAGTCAAAGGAGGGCTATTGCTGTTATTGTTGTTTTGTGCAGAACTGTTATTTCGATTTAAAAGATTTCTTAAAGGCATTTATGCTCTCCTCGTTCTTTTCATATATTCATTAATTACTTTAGCTTTTGGAGGGAAGCCCTTAGTTGCTTTATGAGCTCGTACATTTTTCATAAAAGAATCAAGTTTTTTTGCGCCATTTCTATTATTCCCATCTCCTAAATGAGAAACAACATCTGCTGACAATACATATTCACCATCCGCTAAATTAGCTTTAATTTTATCTGCATGCCCACCGGTATCGCCTCCTAAATACCCCCCATTAGACATATCAATGCGGCCGCCACGATATTTATTAATAGGGGCTTCATTTTCTTCGTCCTCAATATAAGAATGCTCTGGATCAATGCCAGGACGATAATTTAAAGGAGCAGGCCTATATTTACGTTTAACGTTAGGGATTCCTCTCTCATAATCTTCTGGGCGCCATTTCCTTTGAGAGTATTCCATTATTTCTTCTGGTGTTTTAGGGCCTTGTTGTTTCCCTTGACCTTTCATGGTTCCAATAAGAGAAGTAGCAAGTAAAGCATTATTTAATCCATTCGCCCCGCCAAGTAAGCTTCCTAAGCCACCACCAATACCACCTTCAGATGATCCGCCCCCTAAAATATTTCCAATACTCCCAAGTAATCCTCCTTGGCTACCGGCCCCCCCAGTTGCGCCGCCGCCAAGAATATTACCAATTCCTTGTAAAAATCCACCACTAGAAGAACCTGGACCATTTAATAAATATTGAGAAGGAATTCCAGCGCCATTAAAAACTTTTCCAACAACATCTGCTGAGTACCTTGGCAAAGTACTAGCAGCTGCGTTACCACCACCAAACATATTGCCTAAAGAACTCATGAAACCGCCACTTCCCGCGGCTTCTCCTCCAAACATATTGCCTAGACCAAGAGATGTCCCAATCTTACCAAGTTGTGATGTTATCCCTCCAATTCCTGATGCTCCCGGCAATCCTAATGCAGGCCCCGCAGCATGATAAGCTAGCGGCAATAAAGCTCCATTTACAGGACCCATTCTGTTTTTTGGATGGCCAAATGACCCTCCAATACTTCCTCCAATGACGCCTCCAACAGGACCACCAACGGCAGTACCAATAACTGAACCCACCACAGGTCCAACAACCTTTTTAAAAAATTTCCCAATTTTCCCAAAAAAACCAAACTGAGGTAACCCTGTATATGGATTAATATCTCCACCCGAATGTTGAGCAAGCATCATAGCTTCTTCAGGATTAATATGAGCAAGAATATCGTCTCCACCTTGACCATATTGGCGCAAATTTTGAGCTTGTCTCATTAAATTTTGTGGTTGAACTGATCCACCGCGTGCATATTGAGGAGCTGAATAAGCGTTTGAGGAATAAGAAGATGGTTGTTGCATATTCATAGAAGAATATGGGTTATTCATATTATCAAATGAAGAAGGAGGGTTAAGCCCCATAACAGGATATTGAGCTGCTTTTATCATTCCTTGCATGGGATCAGCATCCATATAGTTTGGTTGAGAAGGTGTAGCATAAGGAAACATTTTAACACTCCTTGTTAAGAATTATTATTCATTGTAAAATAAACTTGACGAGCCCAATCTCTCCAATCATTATAATTAAATGGATCTGGAGCTTCATTTTCTTGAAATGAATCCAAATAAATGAGATATGATCCCCATTCTTTCCAATTTTTTTCATCGGATAAAAAAGGAATATTTTCGTCAGGAAAATCGATTATTAAAGAAGCAGCCCAATCTTGAAGAGAAATAAACTCTGGTAATATCATGGACGTTCGTCTCCTATTCTTAAGATAACAACAGGTTGTCCAATTTGATAAAAGCCCCCCACAACATTACTATCGAATCGCATTGTCATAATTCGTCGCTGTTCACGCATATCAATTTTTGGTGTTGTTGGTTCTATTGGGTATGGAATACTGCTGACAACAGGTGAACGAGCGTAAGACCGTCCATTAATTGTTAAAGTCATATTTCCATATTGAGTGGCATCTGGTTCAAAACGATAAAGATCAACGATACGATCAATGCCAATCCATTGGCCGCTGCCATCTGTTGCAATCCAAGACAAATCACACGTTTCATAAAAGGATGGAATAGACGTTAAAATTTCATTGATGTTTTGATCAACCCCTGACTCATGACGCCACAAAATGCATTGGCCATTGTTGTTTGATGTCCATAAGGGATCCGCGAAAGTCTGCTCAAAATAACCTGCGCCTCTCGGTAAAACCGTATCATACCAAGTTTTATATCGGATATTATAAATGACAGCGCGATCACATTCTGTACTTTCACCACTCGGGAAAAAGAACCAAATTTCACCATATTGCTCTACTTTCGTGGCCCAAACACGTTGTTTATATGGATAATTTAACCCAGACCCAGTTTCAGGATTGTTGTAGTAGAAAAAATTAAGGTTCATGTCATTTGGGAGTTCAGATACAACGCCATTATAAAACAAGAAATTGTTAATGCCGGCCCAATAATAGACACCCCCAACTTCTATGACAGAACTGCTTGAAAGAATTGAGCTCTGACCAGCGACAACATCGAATCTGAAATTAGGCCCACCAGCCGTCGGGACAAAAGTTACTCTGATAAGGCTATTCAGAGACCACAACAAACCAGCAGGTGAAGAATTACCGCCTCTCGTTGCAAGGCCTTTTACAATTTTCTGACTAGTAACACGAGCATTATTTGCTACATCAAATGTAGTTGGATCATTTGCATTTGACCACTGCACATAGCCATCATTTGTAAATATAAAAAGATATGGTTGAAGGACAACAATTCCACCACTGACGGATTTACCTATTGAAACAAATGGAACATCTGCATTCAAAGATCCTTTATAAACTGGTGTTTCAGTGGTAGAACTAATGCTTAAAGCGCTAGGAGCTGCATGAGCAATCACAACGGAAGTATTATCAACCGTGGAAAACATTTGATCAAATTGCCATATATTATTGGGATCAGCAGCAAATCCAACAGGAGTTATATCTGTCAACGGTGTTATAATATTATCATTTTGGTCAATGACCATGCTATAAAGACTGTCAAACAAACCGAAATAAATTTTAAAATTATTATTAAGAGGGGTTACATATATTCCTCGAGGTACAGATGGCAATGTACCAATAATTTGTTTAAATCCGCCCATTTTTCGAGGTTTATTATCATAAAAACGCACCCATTGGCCATCAATATAGTTTAAACCAGAAAAAGTTGTTCCGTCTCTTCGAATTCCAGGCTGAACTTGCAATGGGAATGTTTTGTAAGGCATTTTTTAATCTGAACTCCGATTGCTAGCTCGATCCAAAACACGTTGGTCATCTTGAAGATTCAAACTACTCAATCCACGATCATACATTGATTGCCAAACAGGGATTCTTTCATCATCTTTTAGATAAGGAATAGCTTCAAGCAATGTGGCATAGAGCAAAACATCGGGCGCAAAAATAGTGAGCCAATTGGTTTGATTTTGTGGTGTTAGGGGTATTGGATTTTCCAAAAAACAAATCTCAAAGGGATAATTTTGATCTGGCGTTGGTGCGACTAAAAAATGGTTGTATCCATAATCAGCATAATATAAAGGCAAACCCTGTTCTAAATCTTTAGGCCAATAATTACGAAGATATTCATAACTCCTAAGATAAATTTGGTTAACTGTATTTTTATTTTCGCCAGTCCCATAGTTAAAAGAAATTGTTCGACGCCACCGACCTGGCTTGGGCAAAACGTTTACGCCAGGCGTAAAAACACCTGTTATATAAACCTCCAGGCCAATATTTTTTGATTCACGACAAATACGTTGTTCTGCTTGATTAATAAAATTAGGGATTTGATCAATGGTATCTTGATCGGTTCGGTTTAAATAACTTAAAACTTGATTCGTTAAGCTTGCATAAGTCATTGCCATTTTTCAAAAACTACTTAATTCATATAAAAAAATTCAAAATATTTAATATTAAAAAAACTTTTATATGTAATATCCAACAACAGCTATATTAAATGTCTGAGGTTGAGCCGTCTGAACAGTTACAATTATGCTTTGTCCAGATGTAATATTAAGTATAGCTTGATTTGCGCCTATCATGTTAACGCTTCTATTTGTATTAAGAAACAAAAGAGTTGCTTGTCCAATCCCATTTGGGGCTGTTGAAGTGCCAACAGCTATTTGCGCTGGAGTTCCGAAACCTGTTACAAATGTTAACATACAAGCAAATGGGACAAATGTTCCTGAACTAATTGTTGTTAATGTATATGTTCCAGTAGATGCCGCTGAAAGATTATTCATTGTAAAAGCAGTAATACTTCCAGGAGCTGGAGGTGATAAAGTTGGAATTTTATATGCCATTTATTTTTAACCCTGTTTATTTAAATTAATTATCCCACAAACCATGCAGTTCCACTACTATAAAACATTAAAAGACCATAATTTTGATTTATTAAAATAGATGATGCTCCATCTATTAAAGAACCTGATGCAGCATTTAC